GTCACTGGTTGAGGTGTTACGCTTGCTAGTCACCTAGTTCCAGAGCGGTCCGACTGTTAACGTCTCATACGTCAAGGCGTACGAGGGCGTCGACGGTGTCGCCGTACATCATGGGCGCAATGTACTTGGAATTACCTTTTAGATTCAGGATTTTGCCCCCTTTTCCGACTTTCACCCAGTTGTCACAGTAATCCAAACAACTCTGAGCTACTTTAGCGTACAATTCGAAAAGGGAGTCATAGTCTAAACCGTAAACTTCTTCGAGAAAGGTCCCAAACTCGGCGATACTATGCACCTTCGACCCCTCCACCACTTCCTTGACGCGTTCACGGCCACCCATCTCATGTAACTTGCTAGTTCTGACATCGAGATACGGCTTGTCCGAAAGTTCTTCGGAAGTTGCCATCAACAGGTCTTTTATGCCAGGCACGTGTCGATGTTCATAGGCGGCACAGAGATACTTGCCGGCCATGTAATCGCGATCATTGACTTGCTGGTTTCGGTTAGCCCTCAAGTTCAATTTTGCCAACACGCGCCCAAATTGTGGGACGGGACGGCACCCTATGGCACTGCGGACGTACCTTTTACGATAAAAGGTAGCCATGTGTACACCAGGCTGTTGAACCACTTCGGCTTTCATACCACTCGCCTCAGTGACTGCTTTCACGCCAGCCTCGAACTGCTGTGTATCACCCACAATGTACCCCAGGTAATCGTCCCCACCGTGAATGTTTGTACTTTTCTCGATTCCAGCGCGGTCATGAGCCGCCTGGATCAATGCCATGCTAACATACGAGTTGCCAGTGGTGGTCGTGGTCTCACCAGACCACCGCTGGCCAATGACGTCGGCTGTAATCCCGTAGCGGGTCCACACCCTGACTTGATCGCACTTAGCAAACTCACGCACAAACCAATCCGGTGCCCCTAGTTTCCTATAGAACATCGCTTCAAACTTGCGAAATTCTTTAGATTGGCTCCCGTCGTTATTTTTCATGTCACTCTCCACAGGCTTGCCATCAGCTTGCTCCATGACGTCACCGAGCTCCTCCCCGGACACACCACAAGCGTAGATAACCACGTTGCCTGTGTTGAGGGGATTCCTCTTTGAAAACGCCTCCTTCATCCTGCGGTTTAGCTCCATAACCACAGGACCAGTCAATGCATTATACATGTCTGTTCCTTGATATATAATACGGGGCTGGGACTGATGCTCCTTGAGGAGAACTTCTTGCTTCGCGAACACATGTTTGGTTCC